TAGACTGTTCAAGGAACTGTTTATTACTCATATTCGACTTGAAGCCGAACAGCATAATATTTGAAAGCCTGTTTAGCATCTTTTCACCTACATTCAACTTTTTCACCCCTTTCTATTGCGTAATAAAAGCAAAAGCCCGAAAACACAAGGGTTTCAGGGCTGTTTGTTACTAATATGTTATTTTTATTCAAAACTGAAAGCATCCGGCAACAGAAGTTTTGTAACACCGTAACGCATGGAATCCATACCGTGTGAAAATTCGTGATCCGGTTTATCCGTCAGCTTACCATCTTTATCTTTCGCCCAACAGTAGTTTGAAATTTCTTTGTAGAATTCAACACACTTTGGATGAACAACAATCTGATAGTTCTGTATAAGCTGAATACCGTGATTTACGGAATCCTTACCTTTACGGGAAGGTTCTGCTTTGATACCTTCTTCCTGTAATTCAACAATGGATTTCGGTTCAGCGTTATCACAAATAACCTTTTGCCCGCCGTAACCCATTTCCTTAATCTTTGCAGCAATGATTTTATTGGTAACGCCTGTTTGATACCATTCATCAAAAATGTAAATCTTCATTGCAGCGTTATCAACCATTTCACAAACAAAGGCGTTTGGATCGGTAAAACCAAAGTCAAGGTTGAAGGCTGATTTTATACCCTTAATTTTTCGGATTTCATCAACATCAAATTCTTCACATACAACATTGGTATAAATCAAGCCTTCCGCAATACCCCATTCACCTTCACCTTCAATACGGTAACGGCGGGGGTTGTTCTTTTTCATTTTCAGGAAAATGTTTCTATCGGAAGCATCCAACCATTCATTACATTCCCATGTTGTAGTTTTCGTGAATGTATCATCATCCGGTGTATCAAAGAACCGTGCTTTCAGCCAGCTTGTAGCACTCCACGGATTGAAGGTAAGGGTAATTTGCTTGAAGTACCCATCAGGAACTTCACCACGGATTGACAAATCCAGCTTATTAAAATCATCTTCATTAGTGATTTCATAGGCTTCTTCAATCCATACCCAACACAAAACACCTTTATCAACCGAAATAGAAGTGATTTTCAAACCATCATCCAAACCACGGAACAAAATCTTTTGCCCGGTCTTTATTCGGGTAATCTGCATAGGGGAAACAGTACAATCAAAGTAACCATCAAGCCCTAATTTGTGAATAGCCCATTTCAGATCGGAATAAACGGAATCACGCAAGGTATTTGAATAACGCCTTACGCATAAACCGTTGCTTTCCGGGTATTCGTACAAACGGTGTATCATATTCAATGCAGCCGTTTTTGATTTCTTTGAACCACGGCTTCCTTTGCAAACACGGTATCTTTTCTTTGTGTTCCAAAAGTCAGCGTAATTCTTTCCAACGGTCTTTTGCAGCGATATTTTCATAATATCACCGCCTTATTCCGTCAGGTCATTTACAATAACAACGGGTTCAAGATCAACACCAACATTATCTTTGAACATACCGTAACGCTTGCCGATAAGTTCAGCAGCCTTCAAGCGTTCCCTTGCTGCAACATCAATATCAGTTACAGTTTGAACACCTTCACCGATCAACTTCAACACCTGTTCCGTATGTTCGCCACGCATTACAGCGGTAAGATATTCAAGAACTTCCTGTGCATCAGCCGTTTTTTCGTTGTGAATTCGTTCAAGCTGTTCATCAATATAATTTTTCAGTTCAGGTTTTTTCAAGTTTTCCTGACCTATCGAATAAGCCGTTTTCGGTGAATAACCCGCCCGGATTGCTGCTTGTGTAGCATTGCAATCAATCAGGTATTCATCACAAAACCGTTTCTGTTTTGCGTTCATAACAGCAACCCCTTTCTGCAAGTTTATTTCAAAAGTTCATCCTATAAACAAAACATAGTGTTTTATAAAAAGATTTCCCCGGAAGGCAGGAGTTCACCGGGCGAAAATTCCGGCTATGAGCATCCTTCCGGGGAAATTGAAAAATCACCCTTTAGGAACATTCGTTCCGTTGGGGTGATTTTTCACGATACCATTATATCACGGTTCAAGATGAAATACAATGTAATCTTGAACTTGAACCGCTTCAAATTCATTGTATTTCAGCTTTGTTCTGTGATAAGATATTTATTTTGAAAACTTTGTAACGCTCTACCGTGAATGAAGTATATATTACGAATTGAGAAGTTAAGATCAACGGCAATCTTTTCAAATGTGTACCGTTCAACATATCGCCTGAAAAGCACTTCTATTTCATCAACATCATTCAGCCCGTGAATTTGACTAATGATAAAGTTCTTCTTATCAACATATTCATCAATCAATGCGTTAATTTCTGCTTCAATATCAATTATTTTTGCAATCGTTTTTGCGAATCCGGCTTCACCGGGTAATTCACCCCCTTGAACCCTTTCTTTTGAAAAATCAGGGGAAGAAATACTTGTTAAAGAACGCCGTAAATCATCTCTTTCTGATATTCTTTGATTGATTATTGTATCTAATTTATGTAATTGCTGCAAATATTCTTTTGCTTTCATGGGTACAACTTCCTTTCCTAATCTTGAACCGGGAACTTGAACCGCTTCAAATCCCGATTTTTCAAGGGCTTTTTGATTTCTTATAGTTCAGGGGGTTCAAGTTCAACAACTTGTTTTTCTTATATTATTTTTTAGGAAAAACATTGTAATTTACTGTTGTAAAAATTTCTATTTTATTTAGAAATCAAAAATAACTTGAACTACTTGAACCGATACCCTGAAAACCCTTGATTTATCAGGGTTTCAAGCGGTTCAAGTTTCAACAACTACAACTTGAACCTATCTTGAACCGCAACTTGAACCGTGTGTTATTTTGAAAGTTTATTTTCAAATTCATCACACAACCCTTTTATCCAATCCTTACGGGCAATCTGTGAAATCCATTCATCAGGAATACCGCTTTCACCACCGCAACCGTAAAGAATTCCGGCAAGCCCGCCCGCAACTGCTGCAACGGTATCTGTATCACTTCCCAAATTCACGGCAAGCAAGATACAATCTTTGTAGCTGCACGAATTCATCAAACACCAAATTGCAGCTTCCAGCGTATCAACCACATAACCGGAACTTTTAATTTCATCACGGTCAAACTTCCCGATTTCAGCAAGGAAACGGTATTCTTGCCATGCTTCAAAGTTATTGTATAATTTCCCTACAACCTGAATAGCATTGGAAAGGGCTTCACGCTTATCAACACCATTCATCAGGCTTTCAACCATAAAGGAATAAATGAAGCAAGCAATATGTGAAATTGGGTGATCGTGGGTAAGTCCGGCAATAGATTTCACGGTAAGAATTTTCTTATCAGGTTTTTCACTTTTTGCCGCCATTGCTACCGGAAGAATACGCATCAACGCACCGTTGCCGTTATCCATTCGGCTTTTACCGCCACAATGGAAGATAGAAGTACCGCTGTCATATCGGCTGATTGCCCTTCTTGTAGCACCGCCAACATCAAACACTTCATCATGTGGGGTAAATGCAGCGTGTTCAATCCACATAACAAAATTATCCATAATGTCAATCGGATCAATTCTTCCTAATCGCCCAATACTTTCAACGGTTGCAAGTGTCATTGAACTATCATCCGACCATGTACCGGGCTTCTGATTATAAGTTCCGTAACCAATCATATCAGTTATTTCATAGGTATCACGGGGTTTGAATTCTACCGGAACACCAACGGCATCAGCAACAACCAAACCCATAATTCCGTTATAAATTTTACTCATAGCGTTTACCTTCCTTTCTTAAATTCCTAAAACACGGGCTGCAATCATATCCGCTGTATGGGTGTAAAGTACATTCGGATAGTTAGTAACGGAACGCCCGTAGCTGTTCCAATTTTCTTTATCATCAAAAGCCCCCATGTGCCACCTGATACAAAGCATTTCTTCATCCGTAAGCTGAATGTGCTGCTGTAACAGAATCACCGACTTTTCACCATGCCCCGGAAGTAATGCAGCATTGTTATATTCCCACGCTTCATTATCGGAACGGGTGTAATTATCAATCTTGCAAAGATCGTGAAACATACCGACAATGAAAGGGCTGCGTTCAAGCTGCCACTTCAATTCAAGGCGTTCCGTCAGGG